CTACAGATGTTTGTGGTACAATTTTGTGATCTGTAACAGTATTTAGGGGTTGTTGCACATTATCCTTAGGTTGAGTTGAAGAAGTTGTACCATGGGACTCTGCATTTAGGTTTGATAAACCTGTATTTATATTTTGTCTGAATAATTCTGTAAGTCATATTTAAACCTCATGAAAGCGACTTAGCTTCCACGATTCTTTTTCTTCTCTGGGACCGCAAGTCCCTATTTTGGAATATCGTCTATTCCGCTCAATAAATTAAGTCTGTAGCTGCCAGCGAGAACAAAGCATTATAACTCATAACTACTTAACTTATCTTTGTGTTAGTCGATACACAATAGTAATTCTCGGTTTTGATGGGATTGCTACCCATTTTTAATTAACGTGAGTCAGATCTCACGGTTTGTTTAACGAAAGTTATCTCTTACGCAAATGGTCCTGTGGTGTTCTATGTATAATTTAGTCTGAAATTTTTATTTAAATAAGATTGAAATAGCTCTTCAAAGCTATACCACTTCTCTCCTATAAAATCTAAATTCAAACCAATCTTATCACAAGAATCTTTTAACCACTTTGTTCTAGAGTGGAAAACTTCCGGACCATGGAAGAACCACTGTTTCTGAGCATCTACAATGTTATGGAGTTCAATTTGTAATGCTTCGTGCTCGTCACAATCTGTAAACATCAACATTCTCTCAATTGATGATTCTTCAAGGGGACAACCTACTATCTCAACACCATTAAGACTCATAGGTAAGAATTTTCTTTTAAGAAAAACAACATCTTCTAAAGCGGTAGTTTTGGGTATATCTTTACTCTTATTTGCAGTTGTCAAAGTCATCCCATAATTAAGTAAAGCAGCAGCAACAGATTGTTGGTCATATTGCACCACATCACAGGCACCCAGATGATCATCACCATAATTTCTTGCTCTAACATGATCACTGTACCAACCAGGTATTTGCATTGTATGCCAAGCAAGCCTATAATATATACTCGTCTTAATATTATTCGTATCAGCTGTATTACCCATACCACTAGAACTAGCTTTTACAGGAGCAATAACAACATTTTTAACTATCACTCTAAAATTGTTAATCCTATCCAAGAGGATATGAGCCATCGGTCTAAAAGTTTTATCAGCTTCATCAACTCTCATACAGTTCATTGCTCTATCCAAAATTGGGTGTTGAGCAGCTATAACATTTCTACTACAAGAATTATCATAGTCACGAGCGTCCATAGTATGTATCATTAAATGCTCCTTATACATATTATACATTTCTTCCCATTGTGGTCCTAAACAATTGACTCCAACAGCTGTCTCAAACTCTTCTGGATGTTGATGTATAAATGCAAAAATGGGATCTAAATACTGCTTTTGGGCTAATAATTCAAAGAAATTATTACCATTGAAAGTTCTGATCTTTCCCTCCTCATTTTTCTCAACAGTAATAATCTCATCC